CCGGCGGTCTGAAAGCCTGAGCCCGGATAGAAGCCAGCGTCCAGCAGGACGTTGTTCTTCCACGAGGTCTCGAGCGAGACGATGTTCTTGCTCGAAACGTAGTTGACGCCGTTGATGGATAGCGCCATCGACGCCGAAGGCAGCAATTTCTCCAAGGTCGCGGCCGGTACCGCAATGGCAGACGGCTCGGTCATCTTTCCGGAGCCGACGAATTCGACGTTGATCTTCGAGTTCGCGCGGCCCGGCCCGCTGCCGACCGAGATGGTCCAGCCCTCAATCGCACAACCGACGGCCATCCGGTCGAGCACGACGCCCGCGCCGGGGCGAATCTGTTCGACGAAGCTGAAATACGGCAACTCGGCCGCATCGCCGTTGGCCGGAAACAGCGGCGTGCAGGTGTAGGTGAGGTCCGGCGCGGTGCCCGACTTGACGACCTTGCCAAGCGAGAACGCCATCGCCCAGGCAGCGATCTCGGCGCTCAGATACTTCTCAAGGGTGCTGCCCGCGTCCCAGGAGGTTTGGAAGGACTGCGAGGCAAACTCGTGGCCTTTGCCGTACTCGTCGGCGTCGTTTTCGGTGTTGAGCTTCGGGTTGGCAAGCTGAGCGTTGAGCTTGCGCAGCCGCCACATCTGGCCGGCCGTGTTGGCCGTCGCGATGTCGGTCTGCTTCTGCTTGCCGAAGCAGATGAGCACTTCCTGGAGCCTAGCTGTCGACATCGGGTTTCACCTCCTGCTTGTCTTTCTTTGGGGGCGGCGGGCACTGGCTCCAGCCGGCGACCAGCTTGGGTACGAGCACCGCCGGCGTCGCCTCTACCTCTTCCGGCTCGCCCTGCCCATGCGGGGGACAAAGCCACACTCTCGCGGGCTTAATCATCTCCGGCCTCCACAAACGACATCTGCACTTCAAAGTAATCGAGGCCCTCGGCATCGGTCGCCCGCTGGATCGACGGCACATCCATCGGGTAGCAGGACGGATGGATTGTCAGATTCAGCATTGGCATTCCCGCCGACTCCGGGACGCCCTTGGTGATCAGCCGGAATAGCCTGTAATAGGCGGTCGGCGGGTCTCCGTCAAAGGTCTCGCGCGAGCGTAGGTACAGCGTGACCTGGTGCTTCCAGACGTCGTTGCCGCCGAAACTGCCCGGCACAGTCCCCTGCCAGGCGGCCATGATCGACGGCGCCGGCATCTGGTGAATGGCCAGGGCGAGGCTTGACCGTTTCGGATACTGGTCGTGATAGGCGTAGATCCGGCTCGCGTCGTCTCCCATCTCTGCGACCAATTCCGGGATGTCGCGCAGCAGCGCAACCAAGTTGTTTACGAGTTCGGACGTATCGATCATCTCTGTCTCCCGCCGAGGCTTCGCTGGAGTGCCAGCCGCTTCTTCATCTCTTCGAAGATCCGCCGCGCCGCCTCAGTCACAGCAGCCTTGTTCTTGGGCGAAAAGACGAGCCACGGCTGGATCTTCTGGTTCGCCCAGGCCTTCAGCCGGTCCTTGCGGGTGGAAAGCCCCGCTTTGGCCCGGTTCTCACTCACCGTCCGAACCGCCAGGTTCTGGAGCATGTTGCCGGTGAACGACAGATTGCGCCGGTTGCCGAGGCCAAGCCTCGACTTCCGGATGGCGAACTTCTTTGTCAGAGGCTTCGCCGGCGTGTCCTCGGGCCCGAGCGCGGCGCGGAGGCGGTTCTTCACCACACCGGCGCCGACGTTGCCGAGCATAAACATTTGGCGCTGGGTGAAGTTGAGCCGATCCAGCCGCAGTTGTTTTTTTTGCCAAACGCGGACTGATGCCACAGTGCCTTACTCCCTTCGGAGGGCCAGTTTCACCCCGCCGCCCGCATCTGCCTCCACCTCAAACACCTTGTAGGCGGCGCCGTCGATCTCGGCCGCATCGCCAACATCGGCCGCTGAGGGCAAGTCGGATGCCCGCAGGAAAAGCACCACATAGACGCCGGGCGCGCGACCCTCGAGTTGCGCGCCAGTCTGGACGATGCCCGTGACGAGGACGGGGGCGCCGGCCGCAGGCCGGTAGGTAATCTGCCGGCCAAACGTGGCGAGGCACGCGCGGTTCAGCGCCCCCATGGCGTCGCCCCAGGACACCGGTTACGCCTTCGTCGCTTTGACCAAGATCTCGGGCCGGTGGCAGATCGGCAGCGGGTTCGACTGGCTGTGCAGATCCGTTCCGCGGCCAAACTTGCGCGGCTCCTGTTTGGCGTACAGCGGCAGGCCCAGGGTGTTCGCCGTCTCGTTGAAGTCCGCCGGCGCGAAATAGGTCCGGAAAGTCGAGGCCGTCCCAAGAGGCAGGAAATGCGCCTCGTCATCGGCGATGAATTTACGCACAGTCCCGGCCGCATCGGTCGCTTGGCCCCGATACTCCTCGAAGGTGATCCCACCGAAAGTGAAACCGGTGCGGTTGTCCGACAGCAGTGCCAGGCCGTTCTGCCAGCGAGAGTAGGCTTCTTTCACCTTCGTGTGCGTGGTGAGCGCATCGAAGAAGCCCGCCGAGCAGAGGCACATGATGCCGCTCATGAACTCGCCCTTGAGGTTGTCTTCGATGTGGCGTTTTACCTCGAGCACTTTGGTCAGAACCTCGGTCGTGTTGGTCGTCAGCGCGAAGTTGACGGTCTTGGCCGTGATGCCGAATTCGGTGTAGAGGTTGTAGAGCGTCGAGCCGTCGGCATCGAGGATGACACCCTTGAGCGCGCCCATGCGCAGATGCTCCAAAGTGATGGCATGCTTGTTGCGCATGGTCTGGAGTTTCTGGGCCATCAGGCCGGCCAGGGCTTCGGTCTCGGTTTCGGAACCGAAAGCCCGGATGCCCTGGACCTCTTCCGGCAGCACGGTGTCATCGTGAGGGATGTGCGGGATGACAAACGAGCGCACCTTGCGCTTGCCCTGGGTGCCGAGCGTGCCAGGCGCGCCGACCGGTTGGGTGGGCAGCAGGTTCAGGACGCCGCTCATCTCTTCGATGATGATGGTGCGCGTGCGAACGCCCATGGCCGGCATCAGCGCGAGTTGCTCCGTGCGGCCGTAGTTGTTGGGGATGCGGTTGATGGCCGCCGTGAGGGCGACCATATTGAAGGCGTCGGTCGAAAAGGGATTCAGCATGGACATGAGATTTCCTTACGCTCCTTCCCGGACGAGAATGCCCAGGACTTTCAATTGCGCGATGGCGGCGTTCTTCTGATCCGTGGTGGCTCCGGCTGGCCAGACGATCCCGTTGGCCGAAACGATGGCATTGCGGACCACGGCCACAGCCGAGCGGTCCGAGCCATCCGGCGCGGTTGCGGCCTCGGTCAACAGACCACAGGCAATGTTCGCGCCGTCGGTCGCCGAAAAGTCGATCTGCTTGACCTTGCCCGAGCCCGTAGCGACCGTGATGGTGAACGCGTCGCCCGAGGCAAAGTCGGCTGCACCATCAGCGATGGTGAAGGTCAGGTGCGTGGCAAACTCCGTGCCCACGGTGGCCACACCCAGTAGGATCCCGTCCGGATCTTCAACCGAGAACTTGCCGCCGTTGGTGGCGGGCTCGATGCAGACCACACGGTAAACGCCGGGCTTTGCCGCCTGGCCGACCGCCGGTGCGGCCGTGATGGTGCCGTTGCCGGTATTGCCAGCCACCGCGGCGCCAACGGCCGAGCCCTTGGTCACACGGCCCAGCACCATGCCGGTGGTGAGCACGCGGTCCGAGCCGCTACCAGCCAGGATCGTCACGACATCCCGGCTGTACTGGTTGTCTACTTCCCACTTGAGCCAGTCGCCCAAGCGCATGCCTTCAGTCAGAACACTCATCGGTTAGCGATCTCCTTTCGCGCCGAACGCGGCGCAGGCTTTGACGACTGGGTTTTCGTCGAGGTTTTGTGGAGCGCCGGTGGAGGCGTGAGGCAGCACATGCGAGCAGATCTCGGTCTGGCTGTCCTCACTGGCTCTCAGCGCCAGCAACTCCTTTCGGGCATCCGCGGCACTGGCTCGACGGGCAATGAATTCGCTGGCCAGCGCGGGATTTCCCGCAAGACCGCAAAGTTCGACGATTTCGGCCGCCTCGGCGTAGCCCTTGTCGCGGGCGTCGGCTTCGATTGCGGCCAGGTTGGGAGCAGGTTCCGGCGGCGCGGTGGCGGCCGGGAAGGTCTCAGACATTCGGATACCTCCGGTTGTGGGTTGAAGTTGTGCGGACATCTCGGCCAGTGCCTCGCGGAAGGTGCCAACGCGGTCGGCGAGCCCGCGCGCGACCGCATCGGCGCCATAGAAGATGCCCGCTTCGGTGTTGCGTACGGCCTGCGCGCTCAGCCCACGCCGCTGGGCAACCGCGCCGACAAACATGCCGTAGAGACGGTGGACCTCGCCGGAAAGCACATCCTGGGCGTCGTCTGACAGCGGCTCATGCGGGTTGAGATCGTTCTTGCGATCACCAGCGAAGATGGTGGTGTATTTCAAACCGCGCGATGCATCGAAACCGCTCTGGTCCAGATGCATGGCGATGATGCCGACCGAGCCGACGCCGCCCGTGCGCGTGACCCAGATACGATCGGCGGCCGAGGCAAGCAGGTAGCCGCCGCTCAGCGCCCAATCGTCGACAGCGGACCAGACAGGTTTCAGCCGGGCCGCCTGTGCAATGAGGTCGGCGGCGTCCCAGGCCCCATTGGCCTCGCCGCCGAAGCTGTCGACGCGCAGCAGGATTCCTTTCACGCTTGGATCAGTGGCTGCGTCCAGTACCTCGTTGCCCAACTGCTCATAGGAGGTTAGGCCGGATTGCGCGTCCATGCCCGAGGCGCGGTTCACCAGGCTGCCCGAGGCTTCGATCACGGCGATCCCGGCAGCTGTGACAGCGTACGGCTTCCGGCTGCGCTGCTCGGCCATGAGGACCGCGTCGACCACAGGCGCCTCCACGCCCAGACGTGGCGCAATCGCGGCCAGGACGGCGGAGAGCTTCTTCGTATCGATCATGAGCGGCGTGTCAAAAACACGCGCGGCGAGATGGGGCAGTGTCGTCATTGGATCAGTGAAGTCTCCTCTGTGGGCGGCTGGGATGTCTGGACCAACTGCGCGCCGGGCACCGACTGCTGGCCGTTCGCGGTCGTTTTCCTGGGATCGGTATCGAACGTGAGGCCGAGCGCGTCGGCGCGGGCGTTGTCGGCCGCGATCTGGCGGTCGACGTCTTCCTCGTCGTAACCCATCTCGTTGATCACGGCGCTGCGCGGCTTGAAACCGGCGCGGACCGCTGTTGCTTCCGCCTTCATGTCTTTGAGCGGATCAACCCAGTCCCAGGACGGCGGGCGCCACTCGACATCCAGATAGAACTGGCGGTTGCGCGCGTAGTCGCGTGCCGGGATCTCGCCGGCAAGGACAGCGGCTTCAATCCATGCCCGCCACACCGGGCGGCAAAACTGGAAGACCATCACCTGGTGCTGGAACTGCTCGCAGCGGCGGCGGAATTCGAGCAACCCGGCGCGGATCGACGAGTAGTTGACCTTTTCAAGGTCGCCGGTCAGCTGCTCATAAGTGATTCCAAGTCCGGCCGCGATCGCCCGCAGCTGCACCTTCATGAACTCCGCGTACATCCCGCCCACATCGCCCGGTTCGGTAAACTTCACATCCTCGCCCGGCAGCAGCTTCACCATCGAGCCGGGCTCGAGGCCGGCCAGCGGCACCCCGCTGGCATCCTTGGCCGCCTCGCCCGGTTTTGAGCCGATCACCGGGTCGTCCGGGTTGTTTTCAATGATGAACGCGGCAAACATCGCCGCCAGCTTCTTGCGGACCAGCTCGGCGTCGTCGTACTGGTCCAGTTCATGCAGCTTCACCAGGACCTGCGTCAGCCAGGGTTGCCCACGGTGCTGGCCCGGGCGCAGAGGCTTGTACACATGGAGCACGCCATCGGCGGTCACGCGCGCCGTCTCTCCCGCGCGGGCGAACATGAGCTGCTCGCCGGGATGCTCGCGGTACAAGTGATATGCTGCACGGCGGCCGATCTTGTCAAACTCGATCCCGGCCCGGATGACGTTGCCGTTCGGCAGGTTCTCGTTTCTCGACGCCGGCAGATGCTCGGCCTCGATCATTTGCAGCTGCAACGGCACGCTCAGCCGGTCTTCCGGGCGGCGCGGCCGCAGCCGGACGATGCACTCGCCGCCCTCGACGGTTGCCCGGCACACGAGAGCCTGCAAACCATAGAAGTCCGTCAATCCCGATGCATCGGCTTCGTCGGTCCAGCGCAGCCACAGCTGCTGTAGTTTCCGTTTCACCGCCGCATCGGGGTGCTTCGACTGAGGCTTGATCCCGGTGCCGACCGAGTTGGCGACGAAGCTGTCGATTGCATTCGAGGCCCAGGCGTTGCGGCGAACCATGTCGCGGGAGCGCGACCGCAGCGCGTCACCACCGCCGCTGACCAGTGCGTTGATCCCATCCGTCGATGGGTTCCAACCCTCGGTCCGGCGCGTCTTTGCCGCGGCTTCAAATCCAGCCGAGGCCCGCAACGCTGGAACCGCCGCCTGGATGAGGTTGCGCCAGTAGCCCATCGCTTAGAAACCCTTCTCCGTGTAGACCCGGATCATGCGCGAGCGCGGCGTCGCGGGATCCGCGGCTGCCAGTGCCGCCTTCACCTCTGCGATCGCCTTCTTGATCTCATCCACGCTGCGGTACTCGACACTGCGGCCTTCAAACGAGACACGGAGCGTGCCGCTGGCGATCGCCGACTCGAGCGCTTCGAGTTGGGATTGTGTGTAAGCCATTTATCGTCGAATCCAGTTCGAGCGGACTACGACACGGCGGATTGGTGGTGCTTCAGTCGGCGAAGGCGTGTCAGCGGTCACCTCTGATGTGTCTTCCGGTCTTGCCACGGCGGCCTCGAGTTCCCGCCAGTGCCGTTCCGCAAAGCGGTCGATCCCGTAGATCGATGCGGCCGCGCGCGCATATACCCTGGCGTCAAGAGCCTCATTCCGCGTGTTGGCGCCCAGCACCCAGTGGCCTTTGATGAAGCTCTCGGACGTCAGCTGCCGGAAGTACTCTTCCTCGTAGCGGGGGAAGTGACAAAACCCTGCCGGGAATGGCTCGCCGCTTTCTTCCGTCGGTGGGACCAATCGCAACCGGCTGTACAACTCCGATTTCGCCACCGGCGTACCCAGTGTCCACAGCCGCGTCCCGCGCCGCTTACTGGCATCGACCGGTGATGCGCCCAGGATCAATCTGTCCGTTCGGGCCGTGCCCTTCACTGCAACAGCGGTCTTCGGATGTGCTGCCCGCGCTCCCGCTGGACCCCAAGATGCCTGCGGATGGCCGCGCACCCAGTCATACGTGATGCGCGGGTTGTAGCCGGAGTCGATGCAGAGCACCCGGATCGGCAGCCGCAGGCCGCTCGCATGCGGGAACTCCTCGTCCAGCACGGCGTCAAGCTGCCGCCACACTTCAGGCC